CGACTTGTCGAGCACCACCGATTTGACCGCATGGCGGCTGGTCTGGCGCGTCGACGGAAAGTGGTACACATGGGGGCGTCGATGGGTGCCGATTGAGGCAGTCCACCACCGCACCCAGCGCGGCACGAACACCTACGCGGCATGGGTCGAGTCTGGCCACATGGCGCAGACCAGCGGCGATAGCGTCGATTACGCCGTGATCGAGGCCGCCATCCGCGAGGATGCGGCGCGGTTCCGGCCACGGTCGATCGCATTCGACGACTGGAACGCAAAGGACCTGAGCAACCGGCTGATCGAGGATGGTCTGCCGATGGTTCGGTTCATCCAGGGACCGAAGAGCTACCACCCCGCCATGCAGGAGATCGACCGGGCATACCGCGCCGGCGACCTTGTGCACGGCGGTGATCCCGTGTTGCGCTGGTGCGCATCCAACTTGCTGCCAAGGTACGACGCGAACATGAACATGGCTCCAGACAAGAAGCGGAGCCCGGACAAGATCGACGACATGGCGGCGCTTTATATGGCGGTGGGCGTGGCGATGACAGCGACCGAAGGGGGCGACATCAATGACTTCCTCGCGGCGCCGGTGATCGCATGAAGATCACGAGCGCGAAGCGTCCAGGCCGCATCAAGGCGGCCGTTCTCGACTGGCTTGGGATCACGGGCACGCTCACCGATAACGATTGGTGGAACAACGCCGCGATCAGTTCGCACAGCGGGCAGAGCATCAGCCATGAATCCGCCCTGCAGCTTTCCGCAGTTTGGGCGTGCGCGCGCTTGATCTCAGAGACGATCAGCACCCTGCCGCTCTCGATGTACGAACGCACGACGACCGGAAAGCGGGTGGCGCGCGACCATCCGCTACAGATGGTGATCCACGACCAGCCGAACCCAGACAGCACCGCTTCGGTGTTCTGGGAATCGACGATTGCGGCGATGCTGCTACGCGGCAACGCGCACGCTGAAAAGATGGTCGCCGGAAACCGTATTGTCGGGTTGGTGTTCCTCGATCCGCGCAGGCTGAACATCAGCAAGAACAGCGCCGGGTCCAATGAATACCGATATACCCAATCCAATGGGCGCCAGCGGACTATCCCGCCAGAGCGCATCTGGGCCGTGCCTGGATTCTCGCTGGACGGCAAGTGCGGCGTCTCCGTGATCAGCTATGGGGCCCAGGTATTCGGCGCCGCGCAGGCTGCAGACCATGCCGCAAGCAAGACATTCGCGAACGGCTTGATGCAGACGGTCTACTTCAAGATGGAGCGCGTTCTCACCAAGGAACAGCGCGCCGAGTTTCGCACCAATCTCCAAGAGATCTCTGGCGCGATCAACGCCGGGAAGTCGCCTTTGCTTGAGGGCGGCATGGCCGCCGACACACTCGGCATCAACCCATCGGACGCCCAGCTTCTGGAGTCGCGCGGGTTCAGCGTGGAGGAAATCTGCCGCTGGTTCCGAGTTCCGCCGTTCATGGTCGGGCACTCGGAGAAGTCCACCAGCTGGGGGACCGGCATCGAGCAACAGATGATCGGGTTCCTGACGTTCACGCTGGCGCCGTGGCTGCGTCGGATCGAGCAGGCCATCAGCAAAGATCTGCTGACGCCCGCCGAGCGCACGCGCTTCTACCCGAAGTTCAGCGTGGAGGGCCTGCTGCGCGCTGACAGCGCCGGGCGCTCGGCGTTCTACACCGCAATGGTGAACAACGGCGTGCTTACGCGCGACGAGGTGCGCGAGCTGGAAGACCGCGAGCCGATGGGCGGGAACGCCGCCGTTCTGACCGTGCAGTCAGCGATGACAACTCTGGACGGTATCGGGCAAGCGACCGACGCCAACGCAGCGCGCGCAGGTTTGCGCGCATTTCTCGGCCTGTCCGAAGAACCGAAACACAAGGACTGACTCAATGTCGATTCGAGCACTACCTGGCGCGCCTGCCGGGCGGCCCCGTGCGGACGTCAGTCCGTACATCTCGCCCCTTGCGCTAGAGCGCTGGGATTCGTCGGTGCGCGCTGCCGACGAGGAGAAGGAACGCACGATCAGCGTGTACGACGTGATCGGCTACGACTACTGGACCGGCGATGGCGTGACCGCAAAGCGCATCGCCGGCGCCCTGCGCTCCCTCGGCAAGGGACCGGTGACCGTCAACGTGAACTCTCCGGGTGGCGACCTGTTCGAGGGCCTGGCTATTTACAACCTGCTCCGCGAGCACGACGGCGAAGTGACCGTGAAGGTGCTCGGGCTCGCTGCATCCGCCGCGTCAGTCGTGGCCATGGCCGGCGACAAGGTGCAGATCGCGCGCGCCGGGTTCTTCATGGTGCACAACGGCTGGGTAATCGCGATGGGCAACCGCCACGACCTGCGCGAAGTTGGCGACTGGCTGGAGCCCTTCGACGCCGCGATGGCAGACATCTACGCCGCGCGCTCAGGCGGAGAGGCCAAGGCCATGGCAAAACTGATGGACGCGGAGACCTGGCTCGGCGGCAGCGCCGCGATCGAGAAGGGTTTCGCCGACGAACTGCTGCCCAGCGACCAGACCGGCGACAGCGACAAGACGAAGGCAAGCGTCAGTGCAGTGCGCCGGCTTGAAGTCGCCTTGCGCGCAGGCGGCATGCCGAAGAACGAAGCCATGCGGCTGATCAGTGAAATGAAGTCCAGCCTTCGGGCTGGCGGCGCCACGGGAGACCCGGGCGTGGCCGGCGGGGGAACCGCTGAAACGAAGAAGGCGGCAAAACAAGCGGCAATCACTGCCGCATCCCTGACGAACATCCTGGAGAACTGCAATGGATGAAGAAGACATCAAGAACATCAACAACTCCCTGAAGCAGGTCAGCGACCAGCTCAAGGCCCACGCCGAACAGGCGCAGAAGGAAATCAAGGCGCACGCCAAGCTCAGCGAGGAAACCCGCGCCAAGGTCGACGAGTTGCTGACCAAGCAGGGCGAGCTTCAGGCCAACCTGCAGTCGGCCGAACAGAAGCTGGCCAAGATCGAAAGTGGTGGTGGCATCGAAGCCGGCCCGCAGACGTGGGGCGAGCAGGTCGCTGGCAGCGAGGAATATCAGGCTTGGGCAAAGCGTCCCGGCTCGCGATTCTCGATGGGCGTCAAGGCGGTGGTTACCAGCGGGTCAAGCTCGGCTGGCGATGCCATCGTTGCCGACCGCATCCCTGGCATTCAGTTGCCAGGCCTGCGTCGACTGACCATCCGCGACTTGCTGTCGTGGGGGCGCACGACTTCGAACAGCGTGGAATACGTTCGCGAGTTGGCGTTCACCAACAACGCCGCGCCGGTGTCTGAGAACCCGAGCAGCACCAAGCCGGAGTCGAACATCACGTTCGAAGCGCTGTCGGCGCCCGTCGCGACCATCGCCCACTGGGTGCATGCCTCCAAGCAGGTGCTGTCCGACGTGCCGATGCTGCAGAGCTACATCGATGGCCGCCTCCGCTACGGGCTGAAGCTGAAGGAAGAGTTGCAACTCCTGAAGGGCAGCGGCAGCGGCCTCAACATCAATGGCATCCTGACGCAGGCGGACGCCTACGCCAACCCGGGCGTGACCGTCCAGTCCGAGACGATCATCGATCGCCTTCGCCTGGCGCTGCTGCAGGTCGAGCTGTCCGAATACTTCGCCGACGCGATCGTGCTGAACCCCATCGAATGGGCGGCGATCGAGTTGCTGAAGACCACGGACGATGCCTATCTGTTCGCCTCGCCGCGCGCCATCACCACGCCGATTCTGTGGGGCCGAAATGTGGTTCCGACGCAGGCGATGGACCAGGGTGACTTCCTGGTTGGAGCGTTCGGCGGAGGCATGGCGGTGCAGGGCTGGGACCGTGAGGACATCACGATGGCGATCGCCACGCAGGACGATCGCGACTTCGTGAAGAACATGGTGAAGATCCTCGTGGAGGAACGGGTGGCGCTGACGGTTTACCGTCCGTCCGCGTTCGTCACCGGTGACTTCGCCGATCTCGCCAGTAGCTCGTCGTAACCTGCACAAGAGGTCGGCGCCTTCGGGCGCCGGCCTCGTGGAGTGATCCATGATCGTCACCGCACTCAAGAGCTTCGACCACGACCGCCAGAAGGTGCGCCGCGGCGACCAGCTCAACATCACCAGTCACACCGCCCGCGACATGCGCACCCGCGGCCTCGTCACCTTCGGCGGCTCAGGCATCGGCGACCCTTTGGCGGAGTCCGCTGGCGAGTCGCCGTCTGCATCGCCAGCGGACCAAGCTGCACCGCAGACGACATCGAGCGAATCCGCCGCTGGCGGGAAGAAGAAGCGCCGGAAGCGGGCCGCCGCGGAGTAGTCGTCACCAACACCATGTTCATGGCCGCGCCGTGGGCCGACGCGCTGTACGCGATCGACGCGCCCTGGTGGAAGCACTACGGCCGGCAGGTTGCCGCGGAGTTTCGCGGCGAGAAGTTCAGCGCGCGGCATCGCGGGTTCGGCTGCCGCGTGGCGACATCGCAGCACTTCGAGAACAGCGGAACGGCAGCGCTTTCACTGGCTGCGCACTTCGGCGCGCGCCGCGTGCTGATGGTCGGCTATGACTGCCAGTTCACCGGCGGCAAGTCGCACAGCCACGGCGACCACCCGCCGACGCTGGGCAACGCCAAGAGCTTGCCGAAGTGGCCTGAGAACTTTGGCCGATGCGCGGTGTACCTCGCGCGCCTCGGCGTGGAAGTCATCAACTGCACGCGCGCGACGGCACTGACGTGCTTCCCGCGTGGCGATCTGGAACAGGAACTGGCGAGAGCATGAACCACCCGA